TGGAGTTTCTACATTTGGTGGACTAGTAGAACTTGATAGTTCTTTAAAAGACATTTATGGGAGTGTTGGATCATCTGGTTCAATTTTAATCTCTACTGGTGCTGGAGTTTCTTGGACTACTCCTTTTGCTGCAGGATTACAAGGTAATCAAGGATTGCAAGGGGTTCAGGGTAATCAAGGACTTCAAGGAGTTCAAGGTCTTCAAGGAAGACAAGGTACTCAGGGTACTCAAGGACTTCAAGGTACTCAAGGGCAGCAAGGTACTCAGGGTACTCAAGGGCAGCAAGGTACTCAGGGTACTCAGGGTACTCAAGGGCAGCAAGGTACTCAGGGTACTCAAGGACTTCAAGGTAATCAAGGAGTACAAGGCCTTCAAGGACTTCAGGGAGTTCAAGGTCTTCAAGGAAGACAAGGTACTCAAGGTACACAGGGTACTCAGGGGCAACAGGGTACTCAAGCATCTCAAGGATTGCAAGGTCTTCAAGGTCTTACTGGACCAGTTGCTGGTACTGATGGGCAGGTTATTTACAATAATGGTGGAGTTTCTGGCGGTGCATCAGGTCTCAACTATGATGATGTAAATGTAAGAGTTGGCATTGGTACATCATCACCACAATTCCTTGCCGATGTTGCTGGTGATCTTCGTATTACGCAAACAAATAGATTGAGATTCGGTGGAACTGCAGGAACCACTAACTTCTATATACAGTACAACTCAACTGCAAATAGTTTGGACTTTGTAGCAGGATAAGATTATGGGTGTTGTAGGAAGATTAGACCAATATGCATCTATGCTCTGTAATGAGTTTGATGATTATTCTATGAGTGAGAACTTATTTACTTATAGTGAGCAGTTTGATAATGCTAGTTGGCTAAGAAATAACTATAATGTCACTGCAAATGCTATTCAAGCACCAGATGGAACATTAACAGCAGATAAATTAATTGCAATCAATGCAAGTACATTTCACGATTTATATAAATCACCTGGTTTGGGTCAAGCTACTTATACTCTTTCAATTTTTGCAAAGGCAGCAGAACAGAGTTTTATTCAATTGAGAATTGATGATGGTGTATTGACTAGAGTTACTATGTTCAATTTATTAACTGGAAGTGTTAGTAGTAGTTCAAATGTAGGAGTTTCAACAATTACATCATATCCAAATGGTTGGTATAGATGTTCTATTGCATCAAGAACAAGTATTGTGAACGCAGTTTTTAATAGTTTTCCAACTAGTTCTAATGCCAATTATTCAGGTAATGGAGTATCTGGAATTTATATTTGGGGAGCACAATTAGAAACAGGATTAATAACTGACTACACACCAACAACAACTACAGCAATCAATAGAGTTCTGGCATCATCAACAAACACAAATATCACAGGACTTGGAACATATTATAGTTCTGGGTTTGATGAGAATATTGGTTTTACTACTTTTCTTCCAGCAAATGTCTTTGCTCCTTATGACCCTGTATATGATGAGTTTTCAGGAACTTCATTTGGTGCAGGACAAGGAAGATATATGAGGCAATATACTGATAAGTCTGCAATTGTTTATAATGAGATTGATGAGGTGACTGATTTTAGAGATATTGTAAGAAGTGGATTGGTTTTAGATTTAGATGCCGCACAACCATTATCTTATAAAGGAACTGGAACTACATGGACTGATTTGAGTGGAAATGGTAATACTGGAACTCTTGTAAATATGGATAGTACTAATTTTAATAGTGCTAATGGTGGTTATTTAACTTTTGATGGGACTAATGAATATGTAACTTGTGGTGACCCAAGTTCATTAAATTTTGGAACAGGAAATTTTACAATATCTTTTGTTGTATATACAACTGTTTATGGATTTCAGGGTGGTTCATATGTTGGTAAAGGGAATGGAACTACTATAGGATTTGATTTTAGAGATGGTTCATTTTTTGTTTATGGAACATCTGGTCTAATAGCACAGGGAGCATTTGCTGCTACTTTGAATGTATGGGAACATCATACTATTGTGTATGATAGTTCTTCTTCACCATATGTTAAATTTTATAAGAATGGTGCATATACGGGAGGAAGTACTACGAATACTCCCGCAAATATTTCTTCTATTAATACTTCGGAACCTTTAAGAATTGGTTTATCGGTTGCAGGAGGTCCGACCAGATACTTTAATGGGAGAATGCCTTTAGTCCAAGCATATAACAGAGCACTTACTGGAGCAGAAATCACTCAAAATTATAATGCTCTAAAACATAGGTTTGGATTGTGAACCTTCATTTTTACTGTAATAAATATAGCAAAGGTATCAATTAATTATGGCAAGAAAGGCAATACTGGAAACTGGATATACATTCGCCCCTTCCACAAATACTGTCATCATTCCTCGTGCTATACCGAGAGAACGATTAATTTTGATTACCAATGTAACGACGAACACGGTAATCTATAATTTCTCCGACTCAAACCTAAAGGCAATTGCTTATACTGTTTCAACTTCTGGTGGTACGAATACAACCACAGTCATATTGAATTATAATACTGCTGGAATGAGTAGTACCGATAAACTTCAAATCATTGTAGATGAATATGATGAGAAGTTTACACCTTCAGAAGCATATATAGACCCTGTAAATAAATTTAGAGTTTCACAACCACAAGCACTGATTGATACTGACTTTGAGTATGGTAGTCAGGTTACAAAGTGGGAAAATCTTGCGATGATTAATAATCGTCCTTTTGCTTATCCTTCTTCTGTTGGTGTCGGTTCAATCAATTATATTACACTTCCAAATGCTTCTAGAACAGTAACAGTTGGATTGCAGGGAGCAGCACCAGGAATCGGAACCGCAATTGTAGTTCAAGATGCTTATTTGAATATTGCAAATGGAAACTTTATTATAGAAACTGTGAGTGGTGTTGGAAATACAATCTTCACTTATACTGCAAGAGCAACAAATACCACAACGGTTACCAATATTTTTGACTCCAATAAAACTGGCATATTCTCTGGAACAACATATACAAGTGCTCAGATTGGTGGAACTCCAACATTCTCTTGGACTTCTGGAACTGCAATTCCCGTAACAACCACAGTTCCGCACGGTCTTGCAATCGGTAATGAAGTTTCGGTTGTTGGAACATCACAGGCAAATGCAAATGGTTCTTTTGTAGTTGCTACAATTACCAGTTCAACTGCATTTACTTATTATTCAACTACTGCACCAGCAGCAAACCCAACTGGTGGAAGAATCTTTGTAAGACCTCAGGGACAATTTTTACATAGACCGTTTGATGGGGGAATTATTTTCACATCAAACTCAAATGGAAACTTTGAGCAAGCAATCAGACAAACAAGAAGATACTTCCGTTATCAATCTGGTAAAGGTATTCAAGTCAGTTCTGGTACTATTTTAAAACCAAGTTTACAGATTGATAGTTTAACTTCTTCAGGAACAACTGTAACGGTTCAGACAAAAGAACAGCACAATATTCAGGCAGCAACACCAGGAACTCAAGTTACAATTTCTGGTGCAAATGAAACTGCATATAATGGAACTTTTACAATCACCTCTGTTACTGGATATAATACTTTCCAATATACCGCACTATCAACTCCTTCAGCATCACCCGCATCTGGAACTTATAATTGCTCTGTTTCAAGTTGGTATGGATGTTCTAATCGTCTTGGAAGTTTTGATGCTCAAAATGGAATATTCTTTGAGTTTGATGGGCAAACACTTTCTGCGGTTCGTAGAAGTTCTACTTATCAACTTGCGGGAAGGGTTACTGCAACAAATGGTTCAAATACCATTACTCAAACAAATGCAACATTCCCAACTGTATTTTCAAAGCAATTAGATATTGGTAATTTTATTGTTCTTCGTGGTCAGTCATATCGTGTTGTTGATATTGCAAGTGATACTTCTATGACGATTTCTCCTTCATATAGAGGAGCAACTGCAGATTATGTAATCATTTCAAAAACAATTGATACAAAATATCCACAGTCAACTTGGAATATTGATAAGTGTAATGGTACAGGTCCTTCTGGATATAATATTGACCTTACCAAGATGCAGATGTTCTATATTGATTACTCTTGGTATGGTGCTGGATTTATTCGTTGGGGATTCCGTGGACCAGATGGTAATGTAATTTACTGCCACAAAGTACCAAATAATAATGTAAATACAGAAGCATATATGCGTTCTGGTAACTTACCAGCACGATATGAATCTGAAAGTCTTCCACCAACAACAAAAATTACTGCAAGTGTGGGAGCATCTGATACAACTATTGGTATTGCAAGCACCGCAGGATTCCCAAGTGCTGGTACAATCGTTGTTCGTAATGCAAATACTTATGAGTATATGAATTATACTGGTGTTACTGCAACTACATTTACTGGAGTAACCAGAGCAAGGTCTGGTAGTACTTCTCTTGCACTTACGGTTGCTTCTGGTTCCAATGTAGCAACAGCAACCACCACAAACTTACAAGTAGGTCAAAGAGTTATTGGTGGATTCCCAGAAGGAACATATATTAGTTCAATTGGAACTGGAACTATTACATTGAGTCAGGCAGCAACATCGGCGAACCCAACGGTAATTATTCCTCCAATGGGAGCATCATCAGGACAGACATTTACTTTCTCTGCTACAGACCCAGTTGCCGTTGAACTGGCATTCCCGACTTATGGACCTTCTATCTCTCACTGGGGAACTAGTGTGATTATGGATGGACGATATGATGATGATAAATCTTTGGTCTTCACTTATGGACAGGCAACAGCAACTGCAGTTGCTGCAAACACAACTAGGGCACTCTTCTCAATTCGTGTAGCACCTTCTATTGATAATGGTGTTGCTGCACCATTTGGTCAAAGAGAATTAATTAACAGAATGCAATTGACACTTAGGGCACTTGATGTTTCTGCAATTCCTGCTTCAGGTAATGCGAATTTACTTGTACAAGCATTCTTGAACGCAACTCCATCATCTGCAACTACTTGGACAAATGCTGTTGGTAATGTGGCAAACCGTGCAAACTCTTCTCTTGCACAAATTGCAGATTACGCAGCAGGAAGCACTACCGTATCTGGTGGTGAAGTTACAGCAGGTTTCTTCGTTGGTTCTGGTGCAAACTCAATTGACCTTTCTCAGGTTAGAGACCTTGGTAATTCTATTCTTGGTGGTGGTGGTACAACTGCCAATACTCAAATTTATCCCGATGGACCTGATACATTGACGATTGTGGTTACTAACCTTGCCGCACAGTCTTGTAATGTGTTTGGTCGTTTATCTTGGACGGAGGCACAAGCATAAGAAATGGCAAAACTTAAGTCAGGTACAAGAATTTATGGTGATGTTAAGATTGATGGAGGTATTTACGATAGTTCCAACCAAGTAGGTGTTGGTGGATCAATTTTAATATCAACTGGTGTAGGTATTGCTTGGACTACTTCTGTAGGTTTGCAAGGACTTCAAGGACTTCAGGGAAGACAAGGCACTCAGGGTACTCAGGGTACTCAAGGTACTCAAGGCACTCAGGGTGCTCAAGGTACTCAAGGAGTCCAAGGTATTGCTAACCAGGGAACTCAGGGTGTTCAAGGTCTTCAAGGATTACAAGGATTGCAAGGAAGACAAGGTACTCAAGGAACACAGGGTACTCAAGGAACACAGGGTACTCAAGGTATTGCTAACCAGGGAACACAGGGTACTCAAGGTATTGCTAACCAGGGAACACAGGGTACTCAAGGTATTGCTAACCAGGGAACACAGGGTACTCAAGGAACACAGGGTACTCAAGGTATTGCTAACCAGGGAACACAAGGTGTTCAAGGTCTTCAAGGTCTTCAAGGATTACAAGGAAGACAAGGTACTCAGGGTACTCAAGGAACACAGGGTACTCAAGGAACTCAGGGTACTCAAGGAACACAGGGAACACAAGGTATTGCTAATCAAGGAACACAGGGAACACAGGGTACTCAAGGAACACAGGGTACTCAAGGTATTGCTAACCAGGGAACACAAGGTACTCAGGGTACTCAAGGAACTCAAGGTGCTCAGGGGACGCAGGGTGCTCAGGGTACTCAAGGACGTACTGGTCAAACGGAATATAGAACATCTACCGCACAATATTCGTTGAGTGGTGGTGGATTAGTTACTTGGACTGGATCTTCTCTCTTATGGGGCACTAGAGTTATTGCAATTCCAGTAGAAAATACTGAATTTGGTGTTAATGGATATATTGATATAAACTGCCCAACATCAGGAACTATTACTTATTATAATAGTTCTAACGTAACCACTACAGTTACTTGCACCGCAGCTGGAGTTCCTATGGCTGCCTGGGAAGGATTATATTATCAGGTGACTCCAGGACAGGGTGCCACTAGTGATCAAACCAAATTTAGATTAATAGCATACCCAAACTCCACTTGGTCTCCAGGTGAAGGGTGGTTATTACTTGCAACAGTCAACAGCGATGGAAATAATGTTGGTCACTTAAGATGGTTACCAGGACAAGTCAACTTACCAACAACGGGGTTAACAGTAACATATAATACTGGTACTGGAAACGCATCCTGGCAGGTAGGTCCTCAAGGTACCCAAGGAACTCAGGGTACTCAAGGAACTCAAGGAACTCAGGGGATACAAGGTACTCAAGGAACACAGGGAACTCAAGGTATTGCTAACCAGGGAACTCAAGGTATTGCTAACCAAGGAACACAAGGTGTTCAAGGTCTTCAAGGATTACAAGGAAGACAAGGTACTCAGGGTACTCAAGGAACTCAGGGTACTCAAGGAACACAGGGAACTCAAGGTATTGCTAACCAGGGGACTCAGGGTACTCAAGGAACTCAGGGTACTCAAGGTATTGCTAATCAAGGAACACAGGGTGTTCAAGGTGTTCAAGGTCTTCAAGGATTACAAGGAAGACAAGGTACTCAGGGTACTCAAGGTACTCAGGGTACTCAAGGAACTCAGGGTACTCAGAGTTCTCAAGGTGCTCAAGGTGTATCTGGAACTGGTGCTATTACTGCTAACGCTCCTGGTGGTACAGCATATTATCCATTATTTACCAACCAGACTGCTGCTGGTTCTCTAACAAACATTAATATATCAACGGGTAAGCTTACATTTAATGATTCGACAGGAACTTTATCTGCAACTATATTCACTTCACTTTCAGATGAAACTCAAAAAACAAATATAAGATCTATTTCAAATGCATTAGATATGGTTCTTAATATGAATGGGGTTTATTATGATTGGATTGATAACCATAATAAAGGTTCTATTGGTGTGATCGCACAAGAAATAGAAAAGATTCTTCCAGAAGTTGTTACTGTTGACCATAGAGGTCTAAAAACAGTTTCTTACGGAAATATTGTTGCATTATTAATTGAAGCAATCAAGGAACAGCAAAGACAAATTGATGAGTTAAAAGGAGGGTAAGATAGATGCCTGGCCAGTTTTTATCACCAGAAGGAGATTTAGAATTTTACTTTGCGGATGAGTATTGGTTAGTGGATCAATTTATTGGCGATACTTTATGGGCTTGGGGAAATAATGTACCTGATAATACTCAAGTAGTCAGATCAACTGCAAGACAAGAATTTAGTTCAAGCACTAACTGGAGACAAGTTTCTAGTGGATATAGCCATACATTGGCAGTTAAAACTGATGGAACTTTATGGGCTTGGGGAAGTAATGCTTATGGATCTATAGGTGATAATACTATTGGAAATAGATCAACTCCAAGACAAATAAGTACTGGTGCTGGTGTTGGTATTGATAGATGGAAACAAATTTCTGGCGGAAGGTTTCATAGTGCGGCAATAAGAAATGATGGAACCTTATGGGTTTGGGGTGATAATGGAGGTACGCAAATAGGTGATAATCAAGGTACATTCTTAGTTGCTAGAAGATCCGTACCTAGACAAATAAGTATTGCTGCATTACCACCCAGTGGTTTATCTGGATGGGTGCAAGTTTCTTCTGGAGGATATCATACAGCAGCAATAAGAAATGATGGAACTTTATGGGCTTGGGGACTTAATACTGATGGACAACTAGGTGATAATACTACTATACAAAGATCGACACCAAGACAAATAAGTATTGCGGCCGCAGGCGGTTTAACTGGATGGGCGCAAGTTTCTGCTGGAGGATTTCATACAGCAGCAATAAGAACTGATGGAACCTTATGGGTTTGGGGAGATAATGTAATTGGACAAATAGGCGATAATACAAATATAGATAGATTGACGCCAAGACAAATAAGTGTTGGAATAACTGGATTAAATAATTGGAGACAAGTTTCTACAGGAAATCAACATACCATAGCAATCAATTATAGTGGTGGATTATGGGTTTGGGGTGCTGGTGCTAGTGGACAAATAGGAGATAATACTAATATTCCCAAGTCAGTACCAACAAGAGAATTTACTGCAAGTAATAACTGGAAATATGCTGCAGGAGGAACATCGGCCGTTAGAGCAATCAAAACTGATGGAACTTTATGGTCTTGGGGTGGAAATGGAAATGGACAAATAGGTGATAATACTACAGGAGCATCCAGATCAACTCCAAGACAAGAACTTACATCAGGTACTAATTGGAAACAAGTTACTACTGGATTTAATCATACAGTAGCAATTAAAGCTGGTGTTGAACTTAACTAACAATAAATAGTCAAAAAAGATATGTACGCACTCATTCATAATTCACAACTACTTCTAGGTCCAATTAAGTTTAATTATCGTTTTATTAATTCGGACTTGGAAGATAATGAAATAGAAGAAAGAATTGGACCAAGGGATTATGAAAATGTACCATTAGAAATTAATTCAACCACTTTTCTTTTAGAAGTAGTATTAAATCAACCAGAATATGATGAGAGGTCTCAAGTTTTAAGATATACAGATTGGGAAATAATTACTGATAATGATATTCAAAAAGCACAGTTTAATTATGAGGTTGTTGATAAATCATTAGATCAAATCAAAGATGAATATAAACAACAACTCTCACCAATAAGAAGAGAAAAAGAAAATCAATATTTAACTCTCAATATACAAAACACAGATTTATCAATATTAACATCAAGAGAACAAAGAACTCAATTTATTAATAAACTAACGGCACTTCCTGAAACGGAAACTGTTCTATATAAGTTTAGTGATAGCACTTGGATTAATGTTTCAAAGACTGATTTGGAATACATAGTTCAACAAATTGATTTAAAAGTTCAGGAAGCATTTGATTGGGAATATGCAAAACTTCAAGAAATTGATAATTGCACAACAAAAGAAGAAGTATTTGATGTCGTAATTGTAGAGAATTTAAAAACTAAAAAATTTTAACCTATGGTATACGAACCAACTACCAATTTCAAAGACAGTAATGGAGTAGATCTTGGTAAAAAATTAGTTACTCAAGATTATGTTGCAACAGTATATCCAAATTTAAATTCGGCATTTTCTGCACTTATTGCATATCCCGCAGAGTTATATATTTGGGGGTATAATGATAGTGGTCAAATTGGAGATAATACAATTGCCAATAGATCAACTCCAACACAAGAATTTACTAGAAGTTGTAATTGGAAGAAAATTTCCGGCGGTGGAAGTGTTTCTGGGGCAATTAAAACTGACGGAACTTTATGGATGTGGGGTGCCAATTATCCTATTCCATCTATCGGTGATAATACTAGAGTAACTAGATCAACCCCAAGACAAATAAGTATTGCGGCCGCAGGTGGTTTGACTGGATGGAAACAAATTAGTTGTGGATTAAATCTTAATCCTTATGTGATAAGAGATGATGGAACTTTATGGTCTTGGGGGCAAAATAGTTATGGATCTGCGGGAGATAATACTATACAATCTAGATCAACACCAAGGCAAATAAGTGCTGGTGCAGGTATTGGTATTAATGGTTGGACGCAAGTTTCTGGTGGATCTAATTTTGGACTAGCAATTAGGTATGATGGAACTTTATGGTCTTGGGGATCTAATATTAATGGAGGATTGGGGCAAAATACATCAGGAAGTACTGCAAGATCAACACCAAGACAAGAAGCAACATCAAGCACTAATTGGAAACAAGTTTCTGCTGGTGGATATCATGTATTAGCAATAAAAACTGATGGAACTTTGTGGGGATGGGGATGGAATTCGGGTGGGCAAGTTGGAGATAATACTACACAGTCTAGATCAACGCCAAGGCAAATAAGTGCTGGTGCAGGTATTGGCATTAATGGTTGGAAACAAGTTTCTGCTGGGTTTGATCATTCCACAGCAATAAGAACTGATGGAACTTTATGGGTTTGGGGAAGTAATAGTTTTAGTCAATTGGGTATTAATCTTAGCGTTGGATGGAGATCAACTCCAGTACAAGAATTTAGTGCAAGTAATAACTGGAAACAAGTTTGTGCGAGTAATAATAATACAGCAGCAATCAAAACTGATGGAACTTTATGGGCTTGGGGTTCTAATACATTGGGACAACTGGGAGATAATACTACACAAAATAGATCAACTCCAAGACAAGAATTTACTTCAAGTAATTCTTGGAGATTTATTTCGGATCATTATGTATCTAATAATGCGGCAATAAAATTTACAACTAATTGAGAATACTAAATACCTCAAATACATTATTTTTGTATGAATCCACTTGAAGTTGTTATAAAAACTTTGAATTCTTGGGGTGAGAAAGAAACTATAAGTTCTGTTATAGATTCATTCGCAAAGAAATCAAACACATTTCAACAATATGATGAATTGGCAAAGTTGTGTTTTGATATAAAAGACTACAAAAATGCTATTAAGTTTGGAGAAAAGATACTCTCATTTCCATTAAACTCTGATCAGGAATATATTCTTAAAACTAATTTAATATCAGCATATAACAATCAAAACTATCCAGATAAGGCATTACCATTCATCAAAGAACTTAAAAGAATAACTCCAAAAGATCCAGAACTTATAATACAAGAAAGTTTTGCTTATTCTGGAATAAATGAAAAAGAAAAGTGTGAGGAGATACTTTTCCAAGTATTAGAGATGCCAAATGCATCAAAAGAAATTAAAGATGCTGCCTGGCATAATCTTTCTGGGCACTATTTTCGTCAAGATGATGTAGTTGAAGGATTAAGACATTATTTAAGAGAAGAAGAAAGTGATTTAGAAAAAAGATATGACTATAAGAAATGGGATGGAACTGTTTCACCAGATAAAACTTTAATAGTTGATACTAAATGTGGTGCTGGGGATGAGTTTATACACATTCGTTTTATGAAGCATCTTGAAGACTTGGGAATGAAACCTATATGGACAACAACAAGAAAAGATTTGATTAAAATATTTGAGTATAATGGATATAACTGTATTCATAGTGATTTAGAAATATCAAGAAAGACTGAAAAGTATATTCTAAACTACGACAGAGAAGTTCCTGATGATGCTGAATGGGTATATGCTCTTGCGATTCCATATTACCTAAAACTCACATCAAAAGATTTGTGGTATGGGGATTATATAAAACCACTACCAGAGAAAGAAAAGAAGTATTCATATCTTAAAGAAGATAAAAACTTTAAGATAGGGATGTTCTGGGCATCTAGCTCTGGTTTTGACCAGGCACACTTTAGGAACACATATCTCAAAGACTATATGAGTGTTCTTGAAGATTCTGGACATTCATTATATTCACTTCAACTCCCAAATGAAACTCCAGAAGTAAATGATTATTCATCAGTTATTCAGTTTGATGATAGAAAGGATTTTACAGATACGGTTTCTATCGTAAATAATATGGATTTAGTGATTACTTCTTGTACTTCTATTGCTCATATTGCTGGAGCACTTGGGAAAGAAGTTTGTGTTTTTGTTCCCATTTTAGATTATTATATCTGGGAACATTCAGAAAAGAATACTTATTGGTATGGTCCAAATGTTCATCTTTTTAGACAAACAAAACCAAGAGTCTGGGATGAACAGATACAAGAGTTCAAAGACTTTATGAAAGAAAGAGGTTTGTTATGATATTTTATACTTTTTATTCAACAAAAATACCAGATAGAATAGTACAACAACATAAAAGTTGTTGTGATAAAATAGGAATAACAGTTGAATATCATTCCGTTGAGCACAAAGATTTTTTAAGAGTGTATCAACAGCACGGGGAAATGATGAACTGGTTGTTGAATAATAATGATGGTGTTGTTTGTTTTTTAGATTTAGACTGTCTACCTTATAACTTAGAACTTATTGAAGAAGTTTATGAGTGGGTGAAGGATAATCAATCTTTTTGTGGAAATGCCCAAAATGTTTCTCATACATATATGAGAAATCACATCTATGCTGCCCAATCGCTATTAATGATAAGTAAGAGTTCTTGGAAAGAACTTGGAGAACCTTCTATGACTTCTGTATTTGAAAATGGTCTTACAAGAATAGATACTTCCCAACTACTTACATTAAGAGCAGACCAAGTTGGATTTCCATATCGTTTAATGTATCCTATTGGTTACGACCAGACTCCAGAATATAACCTTTCGGGTTATGGCAAATATGGCATAGGAACTTTATATCCTACAAGTTGGCATCATTTTTCTTTTTCAGAACATCTTGACAATCTTGAACTTTGGGAAAAAAGAGTAAATAATATACTCAACAACGAAAAAATTCTACCAAAATATTCATCAATTCACTATGGACTATAAATTTCTTTTTATTATAACTTCAGCATTACTGCCATTTAAAAACGGTAGTTTTCATAACTTATCAGAAGATAGACTTAACCAGACTCTTAAGACGATAGAAACGGTCAGAGAAAAAGTACCAAACTCTACAGTTCTATTAGTTGAATGTTCAGAGTTCAAACTTGAAGAAAAGTATAGAAAAATGTTGATAAAAAGTTCTGATATATTTTTAGAATGTTGTGATGATGATACATTAAAACAGACTTATCAAAACTTACATTCAAATCCAAATCAGTTTGATTTTGGTAAATCAATTTTAGAAAGTATTGGAATGAGAAATGCTTTTGAAAAAATTATTACTGATAAGATATTTCTATACCATCACAGGATTTTTAAATTAACTGGAAGATATTATTTGAATGAAAACTTTGATATTAATGATTATTGTTCAAGATGTCTTATGAATTATTATGTGTTTAATGTATGTAAGTTTAATAATAAAAATCTTGAATATTTTAAAGACTTAATGGGAATAGATGGGCAAGTTACGACTGGTTTATGGAGTTTTTGTTCTACTTTAATTTACGACATTTATGAAATCAATCAAAAATCAATTCAATATATGGATTGGGTATTGAGTATTGGAAATTCTATTGATATTGAAAGATGTTTATATAAGTTTATTGATGAAAAAAATATTGTAAATATGAAAGTTCTTGGTATTACTCAAATACACGGACCTACTGGAGAGATTTATAACCTATGAGAGAGTGTGGTGAGTGTAAGGAATGTTGTATTGTTCCTTATGGAGAAGCATATGGTCACCCCTTTGGGAATGGAACTCCTTGTAAATTTCTTGGAGAATGTGGATGTGAAATTTATAGAGTTCGTCCAGAGTTTTGTAGAAAATATTATTGTGCTTGGGCACAAGAGTTATTGCCAAAAGAAATGAGACCAGATAAATGTAAGGTTCTTGTAAGTGTGGAGAATAAAGGGGATGGGCAGTTTTTAAGAGTTGTAAATAGTAATGAAGAAAAAATAAATAGTGATATATTAGATTACCTTAAAATTTGGGGAGAAAGAATGAATACTCCTGTGATTTATAGAGAAAATAATTATTGGAGACATCTATAAATGGCAACATTCTATAATTTTACTCAAGGTGGAAGAGTTAATTCTTTTGATGATACTTTTGTTCAGAAAAATGTGGTTGAAGATGGTGAGTTGTTTAGTTGTGGGGATAATAATAATGGTGGGTTGGGAATTAATAATACTCAGGGTAGATCAACTCCAGTACAAGAATATACTAGTAGTACTAATTGGATTCATTGTTCAGCTCAGGGATATAATGGTAGTTATGCAATTAAAAGTGATGGAACTTTATGGGCTTGGGGGGATAATATTGAAGGTAATATAGGAGACAATACTCAAAATCAAAATAGATCAACTCCAAGACAAATAAGTCTTGCTTCGCCAGGAGGTTTGACTGGTTGGAGATTGATTCAAGGTGCAGGTGGTTTTGGTGCTATAGCAATTAGAAATGATGGATCTTTATGGAGATGGGGATATGTATTTACTGGAGATAACACAGGAACTACTAGAAGATCAACTCCAAGACAAATAAGTATTGCTGAGGCGGGTGGATTATTTGGATGGAAAGAAATTTCAATTAACTCATCCCATTATGCTTCAATAAGAACGGATGGAACATTATGGGTTTGGGGTGAAAATAATTTTGGAAAGATAGGGGATGGAACATTTGATGGGGGAGTCCAGGGTACAAATGCTAGATCTACTCCAAGACAAATAAGTGCTGGGGCAACTCGTATAACAGGTTGGAAGAAAGTTTCTTGCGGATATCATCACACGTCTGCCATTAGGGAAGATGGAACATTATGGGCTTGGGGTAGAAATCATCTTGGACAACTGGGAAATAATCAAACTGGAACTAATAGTCTTACACCAGTACAAGAATTTAGTGCAAGTAATAACTGGAAGGAGGTTGATTGTGGGAGATACAACACTTTTGCTATTAAAGAAGATGGATCTTTATGGTGTTGGGGTTATAATGGATTTGGACAACTGGGCGTGAATGATACTACTGATAGACCAACTCCAACTACTGTATGGAATAATACTAAAGATTGGCAAACAATTAGTTCTGGGGACTATGCTACTGTTGCCATTAAAACTAACGGTGAGTTGTGGACTTGGGGGTCAAATAATAACCCAGCTAATAGTGGAAATGCTGGAAATGGAGTTTTGGGAACAAATGATAGAGTACAGAGAAATACTCCAGTTCAAACTGTTATGGGAGGAAATAACTGGAAACAAGCTAGTATTGGTTGGGGAAGTATGGTAGCAATTAGATATTTAGATTCAAGAATTTAAATTAAACTATTTTTATGAAAACATTATTTTTTCTTTCTGGTTTGGCTAGGTCTGGTTCCACACTTTTAGGTTCTCTTTTAAGTCAGCATCCAGAAATACACACAACACCAACATCACCACTTGCGGATTTACTTTGTGTATTAGATAAAGCTTTTGATATGTCTGATATACAATATACCTATGATAAACCAAAGGTACAATATAATACATATAATGCAATTCTATCAAATTTTTATAACCACATTCCTAAAAAATATATTCTAGATAAACATCGGGGATGGCCAAGAAACGTTTTATCTACAGAAAAATTTTTAGATAATGAAGTAAAAATTGTTGCAACCTATAGACCGATTCCAGAAGTTCTTACATCTTTTATAACTTTAATTGATAAAGATGAAAATAACTTTATTGACGATCGGTTAAAGAATGACAATTTGCCAATTACTACAGACAATCGTTTAGAATATTTGTGGAGATTTTATACTTCAGATGTATATGAAAGTTTAATTTACGGATTGCGTCATCATAGAGAAAAAATACATTTAGTGGAGTATAATAACTTAATTAAAGACCCAGAAAAAGAACTCAATTCAATATATGAGTTTTTAAATATAGAACCTCATAAACACGACTTTTCAAACATATTAAATACTTGTGCAGAAGAAAAAGATAATGAGTGGGGAGTTAAAGACTTACATAATATTCGTCCAAAGTTAGAAAGAAAATCAAGATCACCAGAAGAAGTGATTGGTGAAGAAAACGTAAAACTTTATAGTGTATTCAACATTTATGAAAATTGAAGTATTTTTAAGGCATTGTTATTATTCAAAAATTCAAGAGCAACCATCAAGAGAAAGACCAGACTGGTGGAATAAAGAAAAAGTATTTGAAAACTTTAAGAGAACTTATAATCTACAAACTACAAACTATACAATTATATACGATGAGCATTATGGAAAAATAGAAGACACTTTCCTCAAAGAAGAAAAAAATGTTCATATTATAAATGAAGGTGGGGAAGCAAAGAGTTTCTTAAGAACTTTAGAGTATATTGAGAGTCAAAAATTAGATGAAGATACTATCGTCTACTTCCTTGAAGACGATTATATTCATCGTCCAAATTGGGATAAAATTTTAGCAGAAGCATTTGAACTTCCTATTCACTATGCGACTCTTTATGACCATAAAGACAAGTATATGCACTGGTATGATGATTTTAGAACTAAAATAATTCATACAGATTCATCTCACTGGATGCCAGTTCCATCTACCACAAATACATTTGCGGTTAAATTTGGTACTCTTTTAGAAGACATACATATACACAGAAGTCATTCATCTTATTGTGAACCTTCTAATGACCATCAGAAGTTTTTAGAACTTTCACAAAGAGGTAGAAGATTAATATCCTCACTTCCTGGTTATTCTACACATTGTCACAAATTTCTGTTATCCCCTTGTATTGATTGGAGCACATACTTATGAAAAATCATCCCGTAACTCAAACTGAATACTTTAAGATTATCAAAGGCGTTGTAGATAATTTAAAGACCTCTGGAATGCTACAAGCAGGTTCAGGTTATTGTGTGAGTATGAGTGATATTATTCACAAACTCTTACATAAAGAAGGTATTAAATCCCGAATGGTTGAGTGTAGTCTAATGGTGACTCTAAAAGATCCACCAGGACTATTTTTGATGGGATATCCTGGGTTTCATCAGAACAATTATGAAAAGGATAAAATGCTTTCAACTCACGTAATTTGTATTACTGAGACTGAAATTCCCATTTTGATTGATTTGAGTATTGGGCATATTGATAAGGAGATTCCTTATATTTGCTCTCCAATTATGAGAAATTATGACCACGCCAATCTTGCCGAATATGACTTTGAAACAAGCACTTGGACTTATACAAGAAAACCTGAAACTGAAGTTGAACTTCCAAAACTTCATCAAAGAAGTATTTTAGATAGAATCAAACTGGATAACCAAATTCAAGAACAAATTGGACTGGTTCAAAAATTAGTTATTTTGGCACTCTCAGTTTCTTCGTTGAATCTCATTCGTGGAGGATATGACTTTTATCAAACATATGTGAATCCTAATAATGATTGGGGTCCTACTAAAACTAACATCTTAAGAGAAAACGAAAAAGTGAGGAACTGAAGATGAATTGGACTGATGTTCCTGGGTTTTTTGATTCAGATTTAGTTTATAAAATGGCAGTTAAATCTGCTACAGAAAACTCTGTTTTTGTTGAGATTGGAACTTGGAGAGGAAAATCAACTTCTTGTATGGGACAGTTGATTAAATCTTCTGGGAAAAATATTAAATTTTATGCTATTGATACTTTTGATGGTAGTGATGAAAATTGGCATCAAGAATGGATACAATATTTTAAGGATACTAATACAAGTCTTTTTGATGAGTATGAAAAAAATCTAAAGTTGTGCGATGTTTATGATGTAGTTCATACTATTAAATCAAAAAGTATAGAAGCATCATCTATGTTTGAGGATGAAAGTATTGACTTTATTTTTATAGATGGTGCTCACGATTACAAGAGTGTTTTGGATGATATTACTTCCTGGTATCCAAAAATTAAACCTGGTGGACTAATTTGCGGAGATGATTATGCTCCCTGTTGGCAAGAAGTTAGAGATGCGGTAGATGAATATTTTAAAGGTAAACAACTATTCTTTCTAAATGGAAACTTAAATCACCCATATTCTCAAGGAGTATGGCACTGGTGCCATAAAAAAATAAATACCCCAAAAGAAACTGATATGAAAGTCACACTTTATGCCATTTCAAAGAATGAAGAGAAGAATATTGAGAAGTTTATTAAGAACTCCAAAAAGTTTTATCACACGGTTGTAGTTGATACTGGAAGCACAGACAATACAGTTCAGTTACTTCGTGATTCTGGTATTGAAGTTTATGAACATCCACAAACAAGGGAAGAGTTTGACTTTTCAGTAGCGAGAAATCAAGCACTTTCTTATGTTAAAACTGACTGGGCATTTTCACTCGACTTTAATGAAAATGTTAATGAGTTTTTTCCAGAAGGTCTTGATGTGGTTGCTGAAGGTTTAACAGCATTTAAACACCAAAGATATAATGATAATGGTGATGATAGTATAGAACAGTCACAAGAAATTTATCTTAGATTTCATCGCACTAAAAATTATAGATGGGAAAATTCTGTTCATGAAATGCCAAACTTTGTTTCTACTGATGAACATCCTCAAGAAGTTTCAGTTGATACAAATATCAAAATTACTAAAAAAATAAATCGTTCAATAGATAAAGAGTTGTTCTATCTTTCAATTTGTGAAAGAGAATATCAGAAGGATAATACGAATTCATATTATATTTGGTTTATGTTTAGACATTATTGTGAAGTCAAAAATGCAGAAAAGGCATTAGAGTATGGACAAGAATATCTAGAGAATTCTAAAGCATATTTCAACTCATTTAGAATTGAAGTGTTTATAATTTGTAGTCAAATTTTATTGCAGTTAGGTCAAAATGGTAAATCTGCAAACTATGCTTTTCACGCAGTAAGTGAGGCTATGAATCTTGGTAATTCATATCTTGGAGATGCTTTTTCCAATCTTGTAGGTGTTTCAAAGGTTTTGAATAATCCAAACATTACCATTTTTGCAACAGCATTTTCTGATAACACAATAAGACTTCCAGAAAGACAGCAAGCAATTGATAATTTATTTTTAACTAACTTAGATGATATTCCAGCAACTGCCTGGTATGGTCATAGACCATTTGCCCAATGGTTAGTTTCGTATTTAAAACCACAAGTAACTGTTGACCTTGGAACTGATTGGGGATTTTCTGCATTCTCCTTTGCTATTCCAAGAATAGGACACGTTTATAGTATTGATAACTTTACTGGAGATAGTTTTATTGGTGAACAAGATACTGAAGCAAAATACAACTATGTAATGGCAAAGAGAGAAAAACTTTTCCTCACACAAAATACTACCATTATTAAAGGAGACTTTAGTGAAGTAGCAAAAAACTGGAATCAAAAAATTGATATCCTCCATATAGATGGAGACCATTTATATGAATCAGTTAAGAATGATTATGAGACTTGGAGTAAGTTTGTTAAGGATGATGGAGTGATTCTATTCCACGATACTTGTGTTGAAGACTTTAATGGGAATGTTACTTATGGAGTCAAGAAGTTTTTTGAAGAAATTGACCTTCCCAAATGTAATTTCACTCACACATTCGGGTTAGGAGTAGTATCTAAAAATAAAAATATTATTGAGCATATCAGAAAAACATTTAATTTGGAATGAAGATAGCGATTGAACAAGGTGCTTGGGAGAAGGATTTTATCCTAAGTGATATTCTCCCAAAAGGCGAGGTCATAGAAGTCCCACCTTACTTAATAGAAAGTTTAGAAGAGCATTATGATGCTTTTATTTTTTCATCAAGAACTCACGATTTCTACAATATTAAAAAAGTTATAAAAAGAATAAATCCCAAAATAATAATACTATTGTCCGATGAGTTCTATCAAGAAAACAAGTGGGATTATAATATGTTGGGTAACTACTGTGACTTGTTTTTGAGAAATTATCATCATCCATATTATAACTATAGTCCAAACACACTTGTCTTTCCACTTGGATATACGAATGGGTGCAAGTCATTTTCAATAGAAAAAAAATATGACTGGTCTTTTATTGGGGAAATAAAATCTGATAGAATAGAAATGTTAAACATATTTTCTCAACTTCACAATCATGTTATCGGGAATCAGATAGAGAAAGAAAAGATGTGTGAGATATATTCTCAGTCTATTTTTGTTCCTTGTGGACGTGGAAATTCATCTTTGGATTGTTTTCGTCTTTATGAAGCATCTATGAATGGAGCAATACCTGTGGTTGTTGGATCAAAAAAGGAAATAGAATGTACCTTCAAGTATGAAGAAAATCCTCCTTGGATTTTTGCGGAGACTTGGGAGGAAGCATATACGAAGTGTTTAATGAATCATATTAGACCTGATGAAGTTGCAAATTGGTGGAAAACTAGGATACTGAAAATTAGAAATAAAATTGAGGAAGTTTTATGAAGATTACAATTCCAGTTTCTGTGGGAGAATTAATTGATAAGATTACAATCTTAGAAATTAAAGCATTTTTATCAGACAATAAATATATTCGTAAAGAGTTGGAAGAACTCAATAAAATTAAATCTACATTGACTCAATATCTTTTGGAGTATGAAATTCAACTTAAAGAAGTAAATCAGACATTGTGGAAAATTGAAAATAAACTTCGTCAAAAAGAAAAAAATAAAGAATTTGATTCGGAATTTATAGAACTTTCTCGCAGCGTTTATTTTTATAACGATAAGCGTGCAGAAATAAAAAAAAGAATTAATGAAGAGACAGATTCTACCTATAGGGAAATAAAAATTTTTGATTGATTTGAAGTTTATGTGTTATAATGATTTTAAACCTTTCTATTTTAGATAATAATCTTGTATGGACGATAATTTTGTAAAATTGGCTTTGGAAAATGAAGGGTCTATTCATCCTTTAATTTTTCCAGCAAAGTATTTAAAGGGACCTGCTATTACAAATCCTTCTATTTACAACGATAATGGAACTATTCTTGTAAATCTTCGCAATATCAACTATACGCTATATCATTCTGAGAAAAGAAAATTTGAACATCACTGGGGTCCTTTGGTTTATATTCACCCCGAAAATGATATTAGACTAAGAACTAATAACGTAATGGGTGAGATTGATGAGAATATGCAACTCAAGTGGTATGAAAGAATTGACACATCTAAGTTCCCTGATAAAGAACTTTGGGACTTTGTTGGTCTTGAAGATTGTAGGATTGTTAGATGGGACGGGAAACTTTATGTTTCAGGAGTTCGTAGGGATCTAGATACTAAGGGTACTGGTAGAATGGAACTCTCTGAGATTGAAATCACTGAAGATGGAGTTAAAGAGGTTGCTCAATATCGTATCCCAACTCCAGGAAATATTGGTGATGAAGGTTCATATTGCGAAAAGAATTGGATGCCAATTATTGATATGCCATTCCATTTTGTTAAGTGGACTAATGGTACGGAAGTTGTTAAGTATGATATGAAAACAAATCGTACAGAGCAAATTGTACTAAAAGAATGGAAAGATTTTGGTACTATTGATCTTCGTGGAGGATCTCAGGTAATTCCTTATGACGATAATCACCGTTTTTGCCTTAATCATGAAACATACTTAACTAAAAGTGATGCTGGAAGAAAGGATGGAATTTATAGGCATCGTTTTGTGCTCTGGGATAATGACTGGAATATTGTTAAAGTTTCCAAGCAATTTTCCTTTTTAAATGCAAGTATTGAATTTGCCGTTGGTATGTGTGAGTATGGTGATGATTATTTGATGACATTTGGATTTCAAGATAATTCTGCATATTTACTTAGAGTTTCTCAAAAATTTGTAAAGCAGTATATTTTTGAAGAATAATGAGTTTTATTAATCATAATAACGTAAATACTATTGTAAAAAAATTAGATCAGATAATCAGTAAATATAATATTTTTATTGAGTCTGGAACTTTTGGTGGAGAGACTATTGTTAATCTTAGAAATAGTTTTCAAACATTATATACTATAGAATTATCAGAAAAATATTATGAATATTTTGACGAAATAAAAAATAGAGAAAAGTATTATAATATTCAAAATCTTTTTGGAGACACTGTAAAAGTTCTACCAAAAATTCTTGATAGTTTAAAGGAAACTGATAGAGTCATTTTTTGGTTAGATGGACATTGGTCTTCACTAGATACTGCTAAAGGTGAAAAAGATTGCCCTGTGATTGAAGAATGCATTTCAATTGATCATCTTTATAAATCAAATGAAGCAATTATCTTAATTGATGATTATCGTTTATTTGGAACTTATATTGCTGAAGATTGGTCAGATGTTACTGAAGAAAATATTCTCAAATGTTTTAAAAATTTTAAAATAATTCAGCATTTTGTTGAAGAAGATATTTTGGTACTGCATATTAAAAAATGATTTCATTTAATAAACTTGGAAATAAAGGTAGATTGGGAAATCAAATGTTCCAATATGCTGGTTTAAAGGGGATTGCAAGATATCATAACTATGATTTTTGTATTCCTTTATCTGGTATATTTGGGACTAATGATGAAAGAGTTCAGGCATCTGATGTGAACTTATATAATTTCCCAAATATAATAAACAATATGGTTCAAATGACTAATTTTTCTACCATAGAAGAATCATCATTTACATTTGATGAAAAATTGTTTTATAATTTTCCAGATAATAGTAATCTATTTGGATACCTACAAACAGAAAAGTATTTTAAGCACATAGAGGATGAAATAAGAGAAGACTTTAAGTTTCCTAATTTTACACAAAAGATGTGTCAAACTTATGTTGATGGTGTGTTTGATAAATCAGAAGTAATTGCTTTACATATTCGAAGGAGTGATTATGTTACTGATCCAAACTTTCCATTATTAGATTTTAATTATTATCAACAGGCACTTGAAGTTTTAGATTTAGATCTTCCTGTGATTGTTCTTTCTGATGATCCTGATTGGTGTGAAAAACAATTCTTCTTTAAGAATGAAAGATTTAAGATATCAAAATCTAATAATACTTTAGTTGATTTATGTCTAATGAGTTTGTGTAAGTATCATGTCATTGCCAACAGTTCTTATAGTTGGTGGGGTGCTTGGTTGGCAGACTCTAAGAAAGTTGTTGCTCCTAAGAAATGGTTTTCGGGAGACCTATCTGATTGGGACACTAGTGATTTATATTGTCCCGAATGGATTTCTATATAGTTATATTAAAAATAGTTATTTTTTGAGTTGTTTATGAACGTTTCAGTAATTTGTGCGTGTAAAAATCGTGCTAATGCTCTTAAAGTATCCTTGTCATCCTGGTTACTTTGTGATCAAATCAAAGAAATTATCATTGTTGATTGGAATTCTGATGAACCAATTAACTATCTAACAAAGTTAGATAAAAGAATTAAAATTGTAAGAGTTGAGGACGAAAAATATTTCAATCAGCCTCAACCTTTAAATTTAGCTCTTAGTATGGCTACTGGGGACTATATTTTAAAGTTAGATACTGATTATATTATTAATCCTTATAAGGATTTTTTTGAAAATTATATTCCAAGTGAATCTTCTTTTGTTTCGGGAAATCAACAACATGAAAGTCCAGAGTTTATAGATCCTAATACTGGAAATTCTGTAATTGATATTAATAATATGACAATACAAGAAATAGCAGAATATGTTAATACGTATTCTCATTTCTATAAATTTTTGACAGGAATGCTTTTTGTTTCTAAAGAAAATCTACTTAGTATTGGTGGATATAATGAAACTTTTACTAAGTATTATGCTTTTGAAGATGATGAAATATGCCAAAGATTGGAATTGTATGGGTTGGATCATGTTAAATTGAAATATGATTATAATATGATTCATATTCCTCATTCAGATCATAAGAGATTTGAGAATTTTAAAGGGTTTATTGAATCTGAATCAAATGATAAATTAAAAAAAATGCCTGATTGTGAATATAAATGGCAAACAGAGTATTTTATTGCACAAAAACACATTGATAATAATAAGAAAATGTGTTCTGAAATAAAGAATTTCTATGTTAAATCTAAAACAAAATGGAATGTGACTAATATTGACGATCAAAATTATTTTGCTAAAAAATTAACTAACAATAAACTTGATGGATTTCCTTCTTCTTATTATGTTTCATTGGAAGAAAGCTTGGAGAGAAGAGATAATCTTGAATCTCAATTTGGATTTTATGGAGTTAGTCTTAAAGGAATTATTTCAAAAAGATTTTCTGAGTGTGATGATGTAGTCTATGGAAAGTATCTTGATAGTTTAAATGAAGGCACTACAGGATGTGTTGTTTCTCATTTAAAAGCAATAAAAGAATGGTATGAATCTACAGATGATGACTATGGATTCTTCTGCGAGGATGATTTAAGTTTAGAAACTGTTGATTATTGGGATTTTACTTGGAAAGAATTTATTGATAGTATTCCTTCGGACGCTGATTGTATTCAGATGTTTACTATTCGTGGAGAATATGATACATTTGAACTTCGTGAGAGATATTGGGATGATTGGGGTGCATCTGCTTATATTGTTAAACGTAAGTATGCAAAGAGATTAATTGATACTTTTATTCGTGATGATGGGTACTGTCTTGAAATACCCAATCAAACTACTATGCCTTTGATTGAGAACATTCTTTTTGCTAGTTTAGGAAAGTGTTATACTATACCTTTATTTGTAGAAGAAGTTAAGTTCCAATCTACTTTTGTAGGAAAAGATGATGATGTGAAAGATGGTCAAAAGAAAAATCATTATGTGTCTCAGCAAAAAGTCTTAGAATGGTGGAAAGGAAAAACATCTTCTATTGATGTTGTAGATGAGAACATTTCTAAAATTCTCATTGACAAAACAAAAAACACAGAGTATGATATTAAAGATAGAAAAAATGATTATAAAGTAAATATGACAAGTATTTCTCCATATGAAAAGGTTCACAATGTAGTGGATTGTTTTCAATATAATAATGAAAAAGAATTACTTGAACTTAGGGTAAAACTATTAAAAGATCAGGTCGATTTATTTTTAATCTTTGAAGGTAATTATACACATGATGGAACTCCAAAAGAATTTACTTGCAATAAAGTAATTAATGAACTTGGATTACCTAAAAATAAAATTATAGTTATTGAAATTGATCTTTCTGATCCTGGAGATCCAACTACCTTTGATTTGAATTATAATCCTAATCAAAAAACAGGTAGCATAGAAAGAATTCAGAGAGATTATTTAAATAATCTTTTAGATGAATTTGATGAAGAAACCGTCTTTATAGTTAGTGATTGTGATGAGATTATCAATTCTACTAATGTAAAGTTTGTTGCTAATATAGCAAGGTCAAATAAGGATTTTGTATTTAAAATTCCTTTGGTAAATCTTGAGGGTAGAGCAGACTATAGAGTTCATTATTTAAATTCAAAGATTTATCCTTGGGATAGATCTATGTTCGTATGTACTAAAGGAGTTCTGGAAAAAAATCCTGCCACACATATTAGATCTGAATTCCTTAGAAAAGGATATGAAATTAAATATGTAACTCATGGAGGAGAAATTTGTCAGGATTTAGGTTGGCATTTTAGTTGGATGGGATCTAACCAAAATAGAATTGAGAAGTTTAACACTTTATGTGATATTAAAAATGATTTTATTTCGTCATTAGCATCTGGTTATGACTATAATGAACTTATAAAATATATTGAAAATTATGTCTTTGAAGATGGTGGACACTCTTGCTATGGAAATTTCAAAGTTATTTTGAAAAAGTATTCTATCTTAGAATTGCCGCCAATAATTTTCAGTCTTCCTAGAGTTGAACAATATCTTATTCCAGATATTGCTGATTTAAAAAATAGTAAAAATGAAGAGTTAACAAAACTTCTGAATACTTATTCTTTAGATACTGAAAATGCTGAGAATAATTTTAATCTTGGGGTGTGGTATGAAGATGAGGGGCATACTGCTCCTGCATTATCTTATTTTTTGAGGTGTGCTGAGAGAGCAACCGATAATAATCTTGCATACGAAGCATTGATTAGATCTTCTTACTGTTATCAGAAGCAAGGAACTAGAGATGGAAGTGCAAAATCTTTATTAGAGCAAGCTTTATGCCTAATGCCAGAAAGACCAGAAGCTTATTTCTTATTGAGTAGATTTGCTGAAAGAAGGCAGTGGTGGCAGGATTGTTATATTCATGCTGATAGAGGATTAAAATACTCTGATTTTAATTCAAGACCTCTTAAAACTTGTGTTGAATATCCTGGAAAATATGGATTATTATTTGAGAAAGCAGTTGGTGCTTGGTGGTGGGGTAAAGTTAATGAGGCAAAAGAGTTACTTTTAGACATTAAAAATAATTATGAAATCAATGAGCATCATAAAAAACAACTTGAAGAAAACCTTAAAAAACTTAAGATTAATATTGAATAATAGTGGCATATGACATATAATCATCAAGTAAATTTTGTAAGTAACTTAAAAGAAAAGCATCCAGAGTTTTTTGAAGATAAAAGTGTTTTAGAAGTTGGAAGTTTAAACATTAATGGGTCTATAAGAAATTTTTTTGAAAGATGCCTATATGTTGGAATTGATGTTAGGAGTGGAGACTGTGTAGATGTCGTTTGTAATGGTAAAAATTATAGAGCTCCTAACGAAACTTATGATGTTATCTGTTCATTAGGTTCTTTTGAATATAATCCAGATTGGATTGAAACATTTAAAAATATGATTAGGATGTGTGTTCCTGGAGGACTTGTATTTTTTACTTGTTCTACAGAAAACACTTCCGACCAAGAACATATTAAAAAAACCTTGGAAAATATTCCACTAGAAACCGAAGATGTATGGGATGATTATTATAAAAATTTAACCGAAAATGATTTCTATAATCATATTAAGTTTGAAGATCATTTTGATGATTTTTATTTTAATATTGATGATGAATCAAAAAACTTGGTTTTTTATGGATTTAAAAAGGGTAAGATTAAAATAAAAGTAAAAGAAAACAAGTCTATTCCTATGATTGGAATTCCCATAGTAAATGGATTTCATTGGGTTCAAAGACTTATTGATAGTATAGATTATCCTACAGATAAGGTTTTTATATTTGATAATAATGGTAGAGGTGAACTGACTGAGGATCTAGACAATCTGGCAAAAAAACCACATCCTTTCATTAAAGAAATAAAGGTGTGCCATCTTCCAGCAAATATTGGAGTTGCTGGATCTTGGAATATGATAATTAAGTGTGCTATGAAATGTCCATATTGGATTATTTCAAGTCATGATGTTGCATTTACTCCTGGATTTTTAGAAAATTTTATTTCCAAAGCTGATGATAAAGATGTTGGTATTGTCCACGGTGGAAATCGTGGAGCTTGGGATATATTTCTTTTAAAGGATTGGGTAGTTCAGGAATGTGGATTATTTGATGAAAATTTCTATCCAGGTTATGTGGAAGATTGTGATTATTTTATAAGAACAATGCTCAAGGGAGTGAAAAGAGCAAACGCAGATCTTCATTATCTGCACGGAGAAAAAGATTATGAGACCACAGGATCTCAAACTTGGAGAGAAGATCCTTCACTGAAGGATAAATTATATCATAGTCGTTATGTTAATGAAGTTTCATATATGTATTCTAAGTGGGGTCCAGAGTGGCACAAAGGAATAGATTGGGTTGATACTAACCCTTATAAGTATCCTTTTAATAATAAGGAGCTTCCATTAAATTATACGACTTATGATTTAAATTTTGTAAGAGGAAAACATTTAGGATTTTAACATATGGATTTTTCAGAAAAAATTGATATCGTTGTTCAGGGACCTTATACAGACTACACTGATTATGTGGCAGAATGTTATTTAGAACTTCCTTTTGTCAATAATGTAATTATTTCCTGTTGGGAAAATGACAAGATGCCCATTCCAAAAAGACGGGTAAAATTTGTTAGGAGTAAATATCCAATTTCTCCTGGAACTGACAATAAAAATATGCAGATCGTTTCTTCTTTGAACGGTTTAAAGGCTTGCGAAACTAATTATTCTGTTAAGGTAAGATCGGATCAGAAGTTTACCTATGAAAGTATGATAGGTATGTATGACTTCTTCTTAAAGAATAATCAAAAAAATATTCATTATACATATAATGATAAAAAACCATATAACAGGATATTTGTGGCAGGACATTATCCTAGATATCTTTTTGCTACTAGAGATCATATTTACTGGGGTCATACTGATGATCTGATTGAGTTGTTTGATATTCCTTTAGAGCAGAATAGTTTAGTTGATACTATTAGGGTTCCTAAGGATAGACTTGGTTGGTATGTTGACCACTTTATTAGAAGTGAAACTTACATAGGAGCTCATTATTGTTCTAATTTTGAAGAGCAAATTAATAGATTTCTTTTACTTCCAAAAGAGCATCTATATGATAATGCAATTTATTGGTATCATGTAAAGGCAATTAGTGATAAAATAACAAGAAAAGTTTTTAAATCTTTTCCTAAAAGTGTTATAAATCTTGAGTGGGTTAGATGGAGAAGATCTGGATTTAGTTTTAATTTTGACGAGTATTTAAAAGTATCTGCTTGGGACGAGGAGGGATTTTGAGTTATGAATTTCACTGTATATTCTAAGGACGGATGTCCTTATTGCCAAAAAGTTAAACAAGTTTTGGAGTTGACTAAACATCAATTTGTGGTGTATAATTTGGGAGAAGATTTTACAAGGGATGAATTTTACGCAGAGTTTGGGGAAGGGTCTACATTTCCTCAAGTTATTTGTGATGATAATCATATCGGTGGATGCACTGATACTGTAAAATATCTTCAAGAAAAAAATATTTTATGACGAACCTAAATAATTCATACCACAAAAATCGTGGCCTTGAATTTGTTCTTAATGGGGGAAAAAGAAAGCAAATAAAACCTTTCCACGTCATTTTTGAAAAGATGGTTTGCTTTCTCAATCGGGAATTGACCGTCTATTTTGAATTTTCCTTCCTTTTTAGGAAAAAATAGTAGTTTCCCGGAGAAAAGAAATGGTAGCAGTTAGTTTAGTATTTGGTTCCTTTCTAACAATATTATTTCTTATAGTTGGATTAGTGACGGGATGGGTTGCTAGAGAATATATGATGAATTATCGGGAAATCCCAAGACTTCATCCAGAAATGTTTGATACTCAAGGGAATATTATTCCTGATGAAGTTATAGCTTTTAGATTTGAAAATACTGATTACGATTATGACAACGAAAACGACAACGAAGACGAAGAGTAAAACACCTACTACTAAACAATCTATTAGTTCAGTAAGTGATAATTTGCCAATTAATCCCTTTGCTTTTGAAGTTTTGAATTTGGTTTCAAAGCAAAGGGCAAATGCTAAGAAAGTTGAACTTCTTAGAAAATATGGTGATAATTCATTGAAAGCTATTTTTATTTGGAACTTTGATGAGAGTGTAATTTCTTTATTACCAGATGGTCCAGTTCCATATGCAAGCGTTGGTGAGCAAAATTCTTTTAGTGGAACTATAAGTCAAAAAGTTGATGATGCAGTTTCAAAGATGTCGGAATTAAATACGACCTCTCTTGGTGCAAATGATCAAGGTAAATCTTCTATTCGTAAAGAATATCAAAAATTTTATAATTTCATCAAAGGTGGAAATGATGGATTGAGTTCTCTTCGCAGAGAAACTATGTTCATTAATATTCTTCAAGGACTTCATCCTCTTGAAGCGGAAATGTTAATTCTTGTTAAGGATAAAAAACTTCAAACAAGGTATAAAATAACCAAAGAAATTGTTTCTGAAGCTTTTCCTGATATTAAATGGGGTGGTCGTTCGTGAGTAAACTTCATGAAGTAATTGAGAAATCTCAGAGTGAGGTAAAGCATATGGAACATTGGACATCTGTAGAAAAAGAATCTTGCAAATCACGTTACGGATGTGACATAATGATTGAAAATGGTTCATATGCTGAAGTGTGTACAAAAGAAGCTCCTAACGATGCATATATTGTAAAATACAATGTAGATGATAAGATTTGTTTTGATTTGACTAGAGGATCTAAAACTCGTCTGTTTGATATGTATTGGGATAAGTTTCGTGATAATTTAAAAAGTATTGAGTTTGGATACGGTAGAATTAATCCAAAACTCTGGGGATATCAAAAGCCTCAAAAGAAAAAGAGAAAGTGATTTCAAAAATGCTGGGAAAATTTTCCCGGCATTTTTTTTACCTCTTAAGATTTTTAAAAATTGTAACATTTTATACAAAAAAATTGTTATAAATTATAATACGTTGATCACAACTGTGACGGAAGTACCATTCGGGAAGCAACGCACCAATACCCAAAAAGTAAAGGAGCAAATTAATGGCACTTATTTTAATTAAACAAAAAATGCTGAAAGAGAGGCGTCTACTGGAAGCACAACTTTATATGGCAACTCGTATTTGAGTTTAGGGGAGGATTGACATCCTCCCTTTTTTTATGTACAATGAACGAAGAGAACTATAAGGTATGGATAGAGAAAAACTAAAACTTATTGTTCGTAATCTAGAATTGCTTGTAGATTCTTTAAAAGCAGAAGTTTATTCTGATATTTCTGCTTATAGTCCTATGAAACCAATAGGAAAAAAACCAATTTTAGATTATGATGAAATTTTTGAAGACGATGATGGGTACCCAGATTAAAAATGAAAAGTTTTGAAAAACAGCTTATTTCGGAAATTAGAAGGCAAGAATTACAAAAAGTGAGCAGAGCAAAAGAACTAGTAAAACTTCTTGAACGTCTTGTAAAACAAGATCATCTTTATGCAGAAGATAAAATTAAAGAAATGAGATCACAACTCAAGGTGGTAAAACAAGAAATTGCTCAGATAGAAGCAAAAACATCAAAAGGATTTGGAAAGAAATGACAGTAAAACTTATTAGCGTGACTCCAGATGCAGAGAAAACAATGGCATATGTTGCTAGAGTTTCTAATCCTGCGAATCAAGACAACGAAAACTATGCCAAGTTGCTTGCTTATTGTATTAAGCATAATCATTGGTCTGTTTTTGAACAGTCTTTTATGACTCTTGAGATTGAAACTAATCGTGGTATAGCAGCACAAATACTCCGTCATAGGAGTTTTACCTATCAGGAATTTTCGCAACGGTATGCAGATAGTTCTTTGCTAGGAGAGTATATTCCTGTTCCAGATCTTCGTCGTCAGGATACAAAGAATCGTCAGAATAGTATTGATGATATTGGTGAATATGAAAAACTGTCTCTTCAGAGTAAAATTCAAGAGCATTTTGCGGAGGGTATGCGCCTCTACAAGGAACTTCTTTCTCACGGGGTGGCAAAGGAGTGTGCAAGGTTTGTACTGCCCTTAGCAACGCCCACAAGGATCTATATGACAGGCTCTTGCAGGTCATGGATCCATTATATTAATCTTCGCTCTGCTAATGGGACGCAGCAAGAACACATGGATATTGCACTTGCTTGCAAAGAAGTTTTTAAAGGTCAATTTCCATCGGTTGCAGAAGCACTTGAATGGATCTAAATAAATTATCTTGATATTGTAACTTTATGGCAATTTATCCAATTATTCACAAGGAAACTGGTGAAAAAAGAGTTGTTGAAATGAGTGTTCATGATATTCAACAATGGTACAAGGACAATCCCGAATGGCAGAGGGATTGGTCTGAAGGATGTGCTTCACCTGGTGAAGTGGGAGATTGGAAAAATAAACTAATCTCTAAAAATCCTGGGTGGAACGATGTTTTAGGTCGTGCTGCCAAAATGCCTGGTTCAAACGTTAAGAAAATCTAGTATGGCAAGAAAAAGAAGGACGAATGACCAACCAATCGGGGTTGGTTTAACAACCCGTCAAATGAAGCGTAGAAAACCTTTAAGTAGCGATTATCTGGTTGATATTGAACCTCTTACAGAGAATCAAAAAATTCTTTTTAATTCCTATGCTTCAAATAAGCATATTGTTGCTTATGGATGCGCTGGAACTGGAAAGACTTTTATTACACTCTATAATGCTTTATGTGATGTTTTGGATGAAAAAAGTCCTTACGAAAGAGTTTATATTGTAAGGTCTTTGGTTGCTACAAGGGAAATTGGTTTTCTTCCTGGAACACACGATGATAAATCTGATATTTACCAAATTCCATATAAGAATATGGTTAAATATATGTTCCAAATGTCTTCAGATTCCGAGTTTGAAATGCTTTATGGAAATCTGAAAGCACAAGAAACAGTCAAATTCTGGAGTACTTCATTCCTCCGTGGAACAACTCTTGATAATGCAATCGTGATTGTTGATGAATTTCAGAACCTCAATTTCCACGAACTTGATTCAATTATTACCCGAGTTGGTGAGAATACTAAAATTTGTTTCTGTGGTGACGCCACTCAAACAGATCTTGTAAAAACAAATGAAAGAAATGGTATTATAGACTTTATGTCCATCTTGCGTAAAATGCCATCTTTTGATATAATTGAGTTTGGAGTTGATGATATCGTTCGGTCTGGTCTTGTCAAAGAATATATCTTAGCAAAAATGGAAGCAGGATTTTAATGTTCAATCATATTGATGTGAATCTCCCTCAACTTGAGCGAGAAACTATAGATGGTGTTCGATATTATAAAGTTCCAGATCTAGAACAACTTTTAAAGTTAGTTTCAATTACTTCTGTTACTAGTCACAAAAATCGCCAGTTTTTTGCAAACTGGCGTAAAAAAATTGGAGAAGAAGAAGCAGATAAAATTACACGGCAGGCAACTAGCCGTGGAACTGATATGCACACTCTAGTTGAACATCATTTAAAGAATGAAGATCTTCCAGAAGTTCAACCTTTATCTCAATTTTTATTTAAAATTGCGAAGAAAGATTTAAATCGTATAAATAATGTTTATGCTCTTGAAGGTTCCCTATACAGCAAAGTACTTGGAGTAGCGGGAACTGTAGATTGTATTGCCGAGTTTGATGGCGAATTAGCGATAATCGATTTCAAAACATCTAAAAAACCAAAACCACGGGAGTGGATTGAACATTATTTTGTTCAATGTGCTGCTTATGCTTGTATGTTTTATGAACTTACAGGTATTCCTGTTAAAAAACTTGTAATCATCATGTCTTGCGAAAATGGAGAATGCGTCATTTATGAAGAAAGAGACAAATCAAAATACATCAAACTACTCACCCAATACATTAGAGAGTTTGTTAGAGATAAACTGGAATTGTATGGAAACAAATAAAGAACTAGAACAGGCAATAGAAGACAAGTTTTTAACACCATCTAAATTTGCTTTAGAAATTGAAAATATAGTCGCTATTGAAAAAGTAAACTACATTGATGCTATTTGTCATTATTGTGAAATTAACAATATTGACGTAGAATCAGTAACAAAACTTATTTCAAAACCTCTTAAAGAAAGACTTAAATGGGACGCTATTCGTCTCAACTTTATGAAAAAAACTTCTAGAGCAAAACTTCCACTATGAGTCCTTTTGAGACATATCAAACTTATCTTTCAATGAAAAGTCATTTTACAAATCGTAAATATGACTTTTTTAAGTATGGAGGCAAATCAAAAGCAACAGTTGCAACATTTAATAAACGTAAAGACAAATACTGGTTTGAAAAAACATCTAGAAAATATTCAGACAAAGAAATTGTAGATTTTTTATTATCTAATTTTGTATCAGTAGATAACCCACAAAACTTATGGATTGGAGAAATTATCAATTCTGGCGAAAGAACTTACGCCGATTGGATGAGAAGGCAACAGAGTTTGAGTTACTTGTTCAGGGAGCAATCAACAGAATTGTTCTCGGAGATCAAATTAGACGATGCACTGAATTGTTCCAAAGGACACCCTCCAGTCTTCAAAAGACTTCTAAGCGGGAGATTATCATTAGAAACATTCGTAATCTACGACAAAATATTTCGTTTCTCAGAAAATTTTGATAAAAAACTTTTGGATCCTGTGTGGGAAACCATAAGTTTAAAAATCAAAAAGTATGATCCCTTTCTAAATATCAATATGTTCCAATACAAAAAAATCTTAAGAGATATTTTATATGAGTAAATTTTTTGATTCTGAATTAATTCAACAAGAATTACGTGAAATTAATGAACTTCAAGAATTCATTTACAAAAGTATTTTATCTTTTGGTTTAATGAATCGTGAAGGTAAATTGGAGCATATTGAAAAATTAACAGAACTTCTTGAGAAACAGAAGATTATGTATACGAGACTATCTCTTTCCGATGATCCCGAGGCAATCGAGATGAAGGAAAATCTGAGAAAATCTGTTGCTTTGATGGGATTCTCTCCCGAGACTGATATGACGGTTCTGTTTAACAGTATGACCAAAACGATTGAATCCCTCAAGAAGTACCTTGACTGACCGAGGCATCCTTGCTATAATATCTAAGTAAATCCAACGTATCCAACGTATCCGAGGTATCTAATGTCTTTCGCAGATCTTAAGAAACAATCCAAACTGGGTTCTCTCACCGAAAAACTGGTGAAAGAAGTCGAAAAAATGAATACTAGTAACGGTTCTAGTGATGACCGTTTGTGGAAACTTGATTGCGACAAATCTGGTAATGGTTACGCAGTTATTCGATTCCTTCCCGCACCAGAAGGCGAAGATCTTCCTTTCATCAAAGTTTACTCCCACGCCTTCCAGGGACCTGGTGGATGGTTGATCGATAATTGCCTGACTTCCCTGAACCAAAAGTGCCCAGTATGTGAGCACAACTCTGGTCTTTGGAATAATGGAACTGATGCTGGCAAAGAAGTTGCACGTAAGCAGAAGCGTAAACTGACTTATATGAGTAACATCTATGTCGTCAAAGATCCTGCAAACCCTGAAAACGAAGGCAAAGTGTTTCTTTTCAAATACGGAAAGAAAATCTTTGATAAAATTTCAGAGGCGATGCAACCCGAATTTGAGGATGAGTCTCCCATTGATCCCTTCGACTTCTGGGGAGGTGCAAACTTCAAACTGAAGGCAAAGAATGTCGCTGGTTATCGTAACTACGATTCTTCTGAGTTTGCTGCTGCTAGTGCTCTTCTGGATGATGATGATGCTATGGAAGCAATCTGGAAGAAGCAGTATTCTCTCTCTGATTTCCTGAGTCCTGCAGAGTTTAAGACTTATGAAGAACTCAAGAAGCGTCTCAGTTCTGTTCTAGGTGCTAAGAATTCTCGCATTGATGAAGAAGTTGATGATGAGGATGATTCTCGTGGTTCTGTAAGGGAACTTGATACTGATCTTCGCAATGAACTCAGTAATCTCAAACCCACCCGTCGCCCTGCACCCGTAGAGGATGACGATGACGATGCCCTTTCCTACTTCGCTAAGTTGGCAGAAGACTGATTAGGTGCTATAATGGGGGGGAGTTGGTTCTCCCCCTTTTTTTATGAAATCTGAATTTTATATTGATAAGATTTCTAAAAAGCAGGCAGAAGAACTCTTACTTCAATATCACTATTTAAAAGATTTATCCAAAGGATTTAAGTCTGGATATAATTACGGATTGTTCCAAGGAAATGAGTTCTCACCTCTAAATATTGGTGGACTAAAAGGGGTCTGTATCTTTACAGGACTGCCTGTTCCAGAAATTGCAAAAGGCGCTTTTGGACTTGAACGAAATGAGCAACAAGGACTCTTTGAACTCTCAAGACTCTGCATTCATCCGCAAACTCAACAGAGCGAGCATAATATCACTTCTTGGTTTGTTTCAAAAGCGATTAGACAACTACGAAAAGATACAGAGGTCAAGGCAATTATTTCCTACGCTGATAGTGATTTTCACAACGGCACAATTTATCGGGCTTGTAACTTTAAGTATTATGGTCTTACAGATGCAAAAAAAGATTTCTATTTTGCAGATGGCACCAAGCATTCACGAGGAAAAATAAAAGGTGCCGAAGGAGAATGGAAAGAACGCTCCCGCAAGCACCGTTTTATGATGGTATTTGATAAGAATCTGAAAGTCTTATGGTGAAGTATTTAAAGTATTTTCAGTTTTAATCAGTTTGGTATTAATGTATTGTGAAGATTTTTCATAATACATTATAGATCTAATATCATTCAGATACTGTTGTAGATATTGTGGTTTTAGAATATAAATTGATCTTTTTTGATTGTTCTTATCAATCTCATAATCATAATTAGAAACACCAACAACAGGATTTAAAGTTATATATGGATTATCTGGATTTGGTATAGTAAAATCAGAATCAACTACTTTTCCTGCTGGTAAAATTAAATTTCCATTATTGTTTTTAACCTCAGTAGTCTGATAATATTTAATTTCATACATCCTATCAAGACCATATTTTTCTTCAACAAATCTGTATAGATCTCTATTAGATAGAGGCCATTCATTTCTAACATTTATAATATTTGCCGAAAGTAAAACAACCCAATCTAAATCTGATGATCCGTATATTCTTTCGGCAACCGTATCTGGTCTTTCTCCTTCACTAATTTGATACTTATTAAAGAGAGTAAAAACATTTTGTAAATCATCACGTAGTTTTACTCTACGGAATAAGTTTTTAACTCTCACATAATTAAGTGAAGAATTTTTAGATGATAATTGAGATTGATAATCAATATCTGGAAGTTCTCTGAAGTAACTCATCTTAGTATCCTACTCCTGGTCCTGCATCTTGTTCATCATAATCTTCTGCATAGATTGGATTAAGTTCTTTGAAAGTTAATAACATTGATGTGTGAACTGGTGTTCCATCGGAATAAGAAGAATAATTTCCAGATGCAGTATAATCCAATCTCATATCTAATAAAGCACAAGTTTTAAATGCATTTAGAAATGGGTGATCTGCATTGCCACTTTTATATTTAATCTCAAATACATCTGGTGCGCTTATTACCAAACCAGATCCAGGTCCTCCAAATACATTTGTTTTTGCAGACATCGATCTTTTAATTGTTTTAATAATTTGCTTTACAACTTGTCCCTCAAATGCATCTCTAGGTGCAAAATCAAATGTAAAATTAAATTCTCTTAGATTTACACTATTAAATAGTAATTCTAAATTAGGATTTATTACTGCTCCTGTTGATCTGGAAAGAGCACTTTGAAAACTTACGTTTCCACCAGCACTACTGACTATTTTACTTACAACCGCAGCTATTGTAGCTTTTTGACCATCTCCAGTTTGAATGGCACCCACTCCAGTTGTTAAGGTGTTTTGTAATATAGATCCAATATCCTTTGGATTTTTAATTAGACCTTCTACTGCTGCAGCACCCATACCTGCTAAAGGATTGAGTCTGTCTGGACCCCCCCAATCAACAGAATTTCCATCAGAAAGTTGTTTAGGAATTGGTAAATGAATATATGCAATTGGATTTTTAAGAGATCCAGATTCTTTATTTCTAATTGTTGAAGTTCCAGTTGCAAATTTAAAGGTTCCTGGAGCAGCATTAAATCCTGGTGCTTTATATTGTACGATTTTTATCTCAAGCCAATCCGAATTTCCTTCTAACTGAGCGTTTGGATATCTTAATGGAACTCCACTTGTTGCACTTTGCGACTGTGGAGTTTGTTGATTGGTAACACTGGCATTTCCATTAACATAATCTGATAATGGTCTAATATTAGAAACATTATCATATGATATTGTACTATTTGGACTAGTTGTACTCAGATCTATATTATTTTGTGCTAGTGTAAATCCAGAGATTGGATCAGCCATATATTTTTTTTAACTATTTATTTTTAAATTTTGCAAAAGGTATAGTTTGTAAATCTTTAACTTCTTCTGGATAAACTCTATGCAATGAACCCACAATTTCTTGCCAACTATATTGTCTTGGTTCTCCCCAATGAAAATTAATTCCCCTAAATCCCCATTTAAAAATATCAGTTACTGCAACAAAAGGATGGGCATCATAAGTTATATTTGATGATTTTGGATTATATATGAAAACATAATATTCTCCAGTATTAGGTACAATTTCTGTTTCTGAGAGAACTTCTAATATTTTTAACATAAAATCATCAGGATCTTCTAATCCGATTAATTGTCTTAGAAGAGGACGGATTCTATTACTATTAGTATCTGATACTTGACTTTTTTGTCTTTGCTTGATAGTTTTTCTTGGCATCTTAAGACCTTATATTAAGATCATCTTCGGTTAAAATTTTAAATCCATACTGCCTATCTTCACACCATTCTCTGGCATATTGCCACTTAGATTGATTCTTTGCATATTCCATTACTTCACTTAAATATCCTTTTGTTCTCCTTTGTGGTTCTTTTGGAGGTTTTAGTTGTTTTTTAGGTTTAATTTCAACAAGATATTTTTGAATAGAACCATTTGACATTTGTTCCTTTACATAAAAATCTGGAAAATATCTATGAGGACGATTGTCAATAGGTGACTTATACCAAATAAAGATTTCTTCACTTGACCATTCTAAAATATGTTCATTAGAATCTAAGTATTTCATATATTTTCTTTCCCATAGGGACCTCCAAACTACATTTGTAGGGTCTCCTTTATATTTTTGGGGATTTTTGAGTTTGTATTTTCCTTTGTATGACATCTAAATAACTACATAATAAAAAACTTAATAAAGGTATTTAGAGTGCCTATACGTCGCCCTATATCAGCGTTTAAGAAAACTCTCACAAACTTAGCACAAACATCTCATTATCAAGTTATAATGGATGCTCCTTATCCTGTGAGAAGATATTTATTGGATAGGGGAGTTGATCCGTTTTTTATTACGGAAAACGTTGGTCTTTTGTGCTCTTCGGCATCTTTACCTGGTAGTTCATTTGCAACAGCAGATATTGTAGGGAACTTTACGGGTGTTGTTGAAAAAATGGCACATACCCGTCAATTCACTCAGATTGATTTAGAATTTTATGTTGATGCAGATTATCGTGTAATTAAATTCTTAGAACACTGGTGTGAATTTATATCAGGTGCTTCCCAAGTTAATCCTGGAAGAGATGGATATTTCTTCAGAATGAGATATCCATCGGAATATAAAACTAATCGTACAAGAATTATAAAATTTAATAGAGATTATAAGGCAGAAATAGAATATACATTTTTTGGAATGTTTCCAGTTGCTATGAATAATGTGAGTGTTTCGTATGATTCATCAGGTATATTAAAGGCATCTGCCACATTTAATTTTGATCGTTATGTTTGTGGACCAGTCACAAATCTTGATTTCATTAGAGGAATTAATTTTAATAACGTTACCAAACCACCATCACAACCACCAGTAATTTACAGAACTGGTCAATCTTTAGGTAATGAAAGTGGTGTAAGAGGTGTTCAATACACTCCAGGAAATGTTAATCCTACGATAGTAAGATAAATAATCTTAATGAATTTTGTGGGATATTATGCCATTACCAAAAGTATCTACACCAACTTATGAGTTGGAAATACCATCAACTGGAAAGAAAATTAATTATAGACCTTTTCTAGTTAAAGAAGAAAAGGTTCTTATCATCGCTATGGAGAGTGAGGATCCAAAGCAAATAGCAAATGCAGTTAAAACCGTAATATCTAACTGCATCTTAACGAAAGGAGTAAAGGTAGATAATCTTTCAACATTTGATATTGAATATTTGTTTTTAAATATTCGTGGAAAATCTGTTGGAGAAACTGTTGAAGTTATGATTACCTGTCCAGATGATGGTGAAACTAAGATTCCCATTGAAATAAACCTGGATGATATTAAAGTTCATACAAGTAAAGAACATAGTAGAGATATTAAACTTGATAGTAATTTAACTCTCAGAATGAAATATCCATCATTAAATGAGTTTATCAAAAATAATTTTAGTAACATTAGTACTGTAAGTGTTGATGATACATTTGATTTAGTTTCTTCTTGTATGGAACAAGTTTATTCTGAAGAAGAATCCTGGTCTGCTTCTGATTGTACTAAAAAAGAATTAGTGGAATTTCTTGATCAACTTTCTCCAAGTCAATTTAAGGAGATTGAAAAGTTCTTTGAAACGATGCCAAAACTTTCTCATACTATTACTTTTACAAATCCAAAAACTAAAGTTGAAAATGAAGTTGTTTTGGAGGGATTATCTGATTTTTTCGCATAGGGATGGCGCACGAAGATCTTGCGTCATATTACAAGACTAATTTTGCCTTGATACAACATCATAAATATTCTTTAACAGAGTTAGAAAATATGATTCCCTGGGAAAGAGAAGTATACCTTTCTCTTTTACAGCAGTTTATAGAAGAAGAAAATTTAAAGAACAAGGTAAATGGTTGAGATCTCATCACCAATTTCTAGAGAAAATAGAATTCAAATATCCAGATCAGCTAATATTTCTGGATTAGTTGGAGATAGATCCTCTATTCTTTCTCAAAATCCATATCAAGCACAAAAATCTGGTCCAGATCCTCAGTCAATACAACTTTTAGAGACAAATCAATCTTCTTTAAATATTATATCTACTGGTCTGGTTACTCTTAGACAAAGAATAGATAATCTTTCAAATTCATTAAGTTCACTATCATCTACTGTAGTTAATAATAGTATTCTTGAAAATTATAGAGAGCAGCAAAAATTAGAACAAGATAGAATATTGCAGCAGCAGGCACTCAGGGATGAATCTGAATCTGTTATTGAAAATAGAATAAGTTCGGCATTAGTTGCTCCAGTTAAAAATATTTCAGAAAAAGCTTCTAATAGTTTGAATTCCCTAATGGGGACTCTTACTAGTCTTTTTCTTGGATGGTTGTCTTTTAATACTATAGGTAAGATAGGTGGTTTAATTACCAAATCATTTGAAGGTTTAAAAAATCTTCAGAAAGGAGCTCAAGATAATTTTAAGTTTATTTCAAATATATTTGGTAATGTAAAAGGAGCAATAGATGATATTATTACTAAAATTTCCAATTTTTCCAATTCAATATTTAAATTCGTAACTGATAATCCTTTAGTAAATTCTATTAAATCTTTATTAGATAAACTTGGTCCTGGAGAAGGTAAGACACCAGCTCCAGAACCATCTCCAGCTCCAGCTCCATTATTAAAAGAAGGTACTAAAGCTGGCACAGAAGCAGCAACAGAAGCAGCAACTAAGGCAGGAACTAAGGTAGAAACTAAAGTTGGTACAGCAGCAGCAACTGAATCCGCATCCAAATTGGGATCAAAAGCATCTAGATTTCTCCCATTTCTCAATATACCAATATCTTCATACTTTGCCTATCAAAATATAAAGCAGGGTGATCCTATTGGAGCAGCATTTGATGTTGGTGGAATGATTCCTGGATTGCCAGGATGGGCTTCAATTGTGGCAGGCGCAGCATATGAATGGAAAACTGGTGGCGGAATAAAAATTAACAACCCATTTGAATCTAAACCAGAACAATCAAAACCACAACAAAAAGTAACTCCTGCACCCCAAAAATCTAATATTCCTGATAAACCTCCAGTACAAGCACAACCACAAACTCCACTAATATCACCTTCACAAATTCAAATTGAAGGTGAAAAAAAGGCTCAGGAAATTACACCATCAAATGTTTCCTTTAATTTTGGAGATCAAGTATCAAATATTAATTCTAAGATATTTCCAACCTTTAATGAAGAGCAGCAATATTCAGTAGATATGTCTTCTGTGCTGGATATGAAACAACCTCTTAAGACTGGAGATGATAATACTTTTATGATGTTTGAAGGAAAGCAAAATGAAGAATTAATTTCTTCTAAACCTCAATCACCAACAATTGAGAGTATGAAGAAACCAGAATCTGCAGTTGGGCCATTAGAAAAACCACAACCAAATATTACTATTGCACCTATTCCGCAACCATCCCAAACTGCAGGACCTCAAATGCCATCTCCAGGTAATGACGTTCCTGCTATACCTTCTTCCAATCCTGATAATTTCTACGCCTTATACTCTCAAGTACACTATAATATTGTAGTATAAAATGGCACCTAATATACTTAAAAGATCTTTAGTTAATTTTAAAAATATTACAAAGGGTATGTTTTCCCTTAATGAAGGGTTGGGTAGGAGCCAGAAATATACTGCAAATATTAGTAAAGATCTTCTAAAAAGTTCTGAAAAGAAGAAAAAGTATTTAAGGGAAAGTTCATTTTCTTTTAAAAGAAAAATAGAATCTTCTAGAAGAAAAAAATCTGAAGGTATTATAGAATTGTCTAAAGTTGGTGCAGTTTTTAGAGCGCCAGGTAGAGTAATAGCAGATACAACCAAGGGATTTTTTAGTAGAATACTCAATTTTGCAGGAACAATTATGGCAGGATGGATGATTTATAATCTTCCTTCCATTATTGGAATGGCACAAGAGTTAGGATCAAGAGCCATAAGATTAACTCAGATATTACAATCTTTTGCTCCAAATGCATTAAGCATTCTAGGTTCATTTGGAGATGTTATTGGTTCATATGTTACAAATTTTGCATCTTTTGATTTTCAAGATTCTAGTAATAGAGTTGAGAATTCTATGAAAAATTTAAATACTGCTCTCTCTGGATTACAAGGTTCTTTTGATGAGGTAATACAATTATTTACAACTCCTCTTACTAAAGGACTTGGTGGTCGTGAAGATTCTCCAGAATTAGGTACTGATTATAGTCAACGGCAAGGTGGAGGTGGTGGACTTCCAGATCCAAAATCAGCAGAAATGTATCGTATCGCAGCTGCACTTAGTACTGAAGGTAGTGGTCCACAATCTACTGTTGATATGATGCAAGTAGTGGTTAATAGAAAAGCGAGTGGAAGATATCCTGGTACATATACAGATATTCTTGCTGCCCCAGGACCACAATTTGCTGGAGTTTGGGATAGACCAGGAGGACCAAGTGGGTTTAGAAAAATACAAACATTACAAGATGCTGCTAAATGGTCAGGTCAATCTGAAGCAACTTTATTAGGAATTATTAAAAATATACAAGATCCCACTTTACAGGCAAATTCTGCAAAATTTGTTGGTGGTGCTTTGGAGTTTAGAGCACAACCAGGATATTATAGAGAAAGGGGATTAGTTAAAGGGCAAATGGGTCCAAATGGTAGATTTTATGGTTCTGCATGGAGAGGAGGTCCAGGAGATAATCAATTTCTTAAAGATCCTAGTAGGGGAGATCCTGTTAGACCTGAAGGTGCAGCTTCATTCAATTTACCAACACCAGTATCACCAACAGCAAAAATTCAACCATCTCCCAGATCAACTGGAACTATGAATTTAGTTCCTCAAACTGGACCTGGTGGGTTTATTCAAGGTGGATCTAGTGACAAAAGTGAAACTGCATACGCAACACACTTTCATATTGATTTAAAAACACCAAATTATACACAAGAAGGATTGTTAAAGATTCGTGAAGTTGCTTTTCAAGCAATTAAATCTATGCAAGCAAGAGGATCTTATGTTACCTTTGGAAATATACCAGGATATCCTGTTGCAAGTAAAAATGATTCTATTTTAAGATCACAAATTCTTCAGGAACAACAAGGTCACGGTTCAAGATCTAGTCCTGGGGTAGATGTTCAGGAACATAATTCTAAATTACAAAGAACTTTTCCATCACAACCTGGATCAAAAACAACATTCCCATTTGCGGTTGGTGCAGTTTATTGGAGAGGTGGATATGGAAGAGAGGCAGAAATTATAGGATCTAATGGAGTAACTGTTTCTCACGGTGCTTCTGGATCTAGAGCAAGTGAATTATCACAACAACCAGCTCCACCTCCAGCCCCATCTGCAAAAATTTCTCCAACTCCTAGACAACCAATAGAAGAAAAGATAGTTCCAGAATCTGAGCAGGAATCTTATGTTGTTCCTTTTGCTTATCCACAATCTCAACCACAAACTCAGGTTGTTATACCATCTAAACCACAAACGAATATTAATATGTCTGATACTTCGTTAAATAGATTTATAACTAAAAAGTTACTCTTAGACCTAGCATACACATAATGTCAGTAAAAAAGTCCATATATGAAGAGTTCTTCATAGAATCTAACGATAGATCAAAAACTGTTGATATTAAGCAGGGGGTTGCTTCTTTCGATTACTATGAGGATATTTTTTCACCAACAATTACTGCTAAGGTGATTGTTGCTAATACTGGACAATCAATAACTGGTAAGGATGGTAAACCTCAATCGATTTATAATGGTTTACCTTTAAGAGGTGGAGAAAGAGTTTCTATAAAAATTGCTGGAAATTCTTCAACAAATCCTGGACTTGATTTTGCTACGAATACAACAGATTATTTGTATGTTTCTAGTATTTCAAATGTTATTAGTGAGACTCAGAGAGAAAGTTTTGTTCTTAATTTAGTTTCAAGAGAAGCAATCACAAATGAAACAACAAGGGTTCCTAGAAAGTTTCCAACTTCATCATCAATTGATGAATCAGTTAATGCCATCATAAAAGATTATTTAAAAACTGATAAGGTTGGAAAAATAGATAAAACTTCAAACAAATATGGATTTATTGGAAATCTTAGAAAACCATTCACAGTTTTAGTGTGGTTAGCATCAAAGGCAGTTCCTAATATGTCTGGAGATGCTACTGCTGGATTTGTATTTTTTCAGACCAAAGATGGATTTCAATTTAGATCAATTGATGCTTTAATTACGGAAACTTCAAAAGCAACTTATACATATACTGAAGTTAATCAATCTAGTATTGATCGCAATAACGATTTTAATATCTTAAAATACTCCACAAATAGAAATCAAAATCTTTTAGAAAAACTGAGATTGGGGACATACTGTAGTTATAGAATGTTTTATAATCCATTAACTTTTGAGTTTACAAGTCCAGAAAAAGGAATATTTAAGTTTTCGGATTATGCTGGAAATATGAAAAATCTTGGCGATGATATGGTTCTTCCAAATATAACAAATTCATCTAATGTTACTCTTGGTGATATTCCGACAAGAATTTTAACTCAAGTTTTAGATATTGGTACTATGGAAAAGAATGTATCTAAAGATATAAATTCTGATCCATTCAAGTATCAATCTCAATCTATTATGAGATATAATGTTTTGTTTACTCAAACTTTGAATATGACCATACCTTCTAATACTAATCTAAGGGCTGGCGATATTATTACGTGCGAATTTCCGAAAATTTCTAACTCTGACAGTAAAGAAATGGACGATGATCAAAGTGGACTATATATGATAAAAGAACTTTGTCATCATTTTGATACTGAGGGATCTTACACTTCTATGCTATTAATTAGGGATACATTTGGGAGACACGGGACAAATAATAAAGAGTAAGTAGATATGCAAGATGAATCTCTAATCAAAAGTAATTTTATCGGTAGAGATGGATTTAGGTGGTGGATTGGTCAAATACCACCAGAAAAATCTCACGGAAATCAATTAAATGGTGCTGGATGGGGAAATAGATTTAAGGTTCGCATTATGGGTTATCACCCATACAGCCTGGTTGATCTACCAGATGAAGATCTTCCTTGGGCACAGGTTCTTTTACCTTCAACTTCAGGAACAGGGGCTCAAAATCAGGCGGTTGATATTAAACTTGCTCCAGGAGATACTGTATTTGGATTTTTTCTTGATGGTGATAATGCTCAAGTGCCAGTAATTATGGGCGCTTTTGGAAGAACTTCACAGGTTCCTTCAAAAGATTATAAAAATCCATTCGTTCCTTTTACTGGATATACATCTAAAGTTAAAAATGATGGTAAGAATATAGTAAAAGATCAAACAAATGAGCAGAATGCAAATTCTCAAAAGTCACCTAGACACGTTTCCACTGAACAGGCAAAAAGTCTTGGTAAGGATGAAAGAACTTATTTTACTGGAATTTCTGACATTTTAGTAGCAGGAACTGAAGATACTTCAAAAACTATAGACAAAATTGGTGCAGAAGTAACTAATCTATTAAATGCAGTTAAATCTGGTCTGAATAAAGTTTCAACATTAGTTAATATTGTAACTGATAAGATTCAATCAGTTACCAATGGTCTTGTTGGTAGTATGATTTCTGGAGTTTATAATGCTTTAGGACCAATAATAAATTCAGGATTAAAGGCATTATATCAGCAAGTTTATAATTTAGTTTTTGCCGCAACTAAATCACATCAGGTTGCTCATTTGGCAGGTGTTGCAGCGCAAACTGCAATGGTTGGTCCAGTTAATAACATTCAGCAACTTCTACCTTCTTTAGCAAATAAAGTTATTGGATCTCTTGGATCTGTAATATCTAGTCTATTAAACTCAGTAGTAAAAAATTCCAAAAGATTTAAATCTTGTGCCACTAACCAATTTAGTGGATCATTAATTAATCATATTATTAAACAAATTGAATCTGGGATGAGTAATGTTCTTGGTGGAGTACAAAAAGTTTTATCTTTAGTGGGTGGTTTTGACGTAACTAATTTCCTTCGCAATAGTATTGAATCTATTTCTGGAATTGTTGCTAAGGTTAGTAAAATTAATAAAAGTTCATTGAAAAGAGATTTGTCGGTAAAAGCTAATGAATGGATGATTGGTAGAGGATCAAAAGATGCTCCTGGTCCAGATTTTAAAGAAATCGTAAAAAGTGTAAATGCAGATAATCTTATAGAAGCTTTCGGAAATAAGAAAAAGGATTTAGAAACTGTAGCAAAAGATATTGGATCTGCTTTTGATGGATTCATGGTATCTTCTAAATCATCTTCTTCCAAATGTTATACAGGAACTCCAGTTTCGTGTAGTCCACCAAAGGTTAAAATATTTGGCAGTAAAGGAAAAGGTGCAAAAGCCGTTCCAATTATGGGAGCAGTTGTTGGGAAAGGTAAAGAAAAAACTGGTAGTGTGATTGGTATAAAAGTTACTGAAAAAGGAAAAAAGTATAATTTTCCACCATTTGTAGAAATTAGTGATGATTGTGATCAGGGATATGGTGCAGTCGCCAGAGCAATTATTAATGATGATGGTGAAATTGAATCAATCTATATGGTTTCTGAGGGTGAAAATTATCCAGTTGGTGAATTAGAACCATATTATGTTGAAAGTATTGATATTATTGAATCTGGAGAAGATTATTCAGTAGGTGATTATGCTATAGATCAATTTGATAATAAGTATGATTTGCAAATAGAAGAGGGAAAAGTCATCAATGTCTCTCCAATAAATATTATAACAGTAATTGATCCAATATCTAATATTGGACCAGTTCCTTTAACAATACCAGATAATGTAAGAACAACTACAGGAAAAGAAAGAAAAATCGAACAAATTATTAGAGTTGATGATATTCCAGAATTAGTTATTGTTAGTGAAACTGGTTTTGGCGCTATTCTAAGTACAAAATTAGAAGTTGTTCCAAGTCAAGTTGATGAATCTGGTAATTTCACAACACAACCAATTACTCAGATAGATTGTATTAATTAATATGGGCCAAAGACCTTTTAAAAAACAGAAGTGGCAGAGAAGAAATATATGTAGTCTTGGGCCTAATTTTAGGTATGATATATGCAACCCACAAATGGGGTTAGATGGGACGGATGTTTATAATTTTTATGGAGTTACTGATAAGAATGAAATATCTTTAAGTGGATTGAGTGCAGGTGGATTATCTAAGATTTATTCTGATGGATCTCTAGAAATTATTGCTGGACAAAAAAGTAAATCTACTGGTGTTGATATAGTCATCACTGGAAAAAATGGCGATGTTTGGATTACTGCAGAAAGAGATGGGGAGATTAGAATAAGAGGAAAAAATATTATATTAGATGCTGATGAAAATATAGAACTTAGTGCTGGGAAAGATATTAATTTAAAAGCAAGTGCAGGCAGAATCTTATTAAAGGCAACTGAAGCTTCCGTTGATGCTCTTTTAGGAAATCTTCCACCATTACCTATGACTTTTGGAGGAATGTGTTTCGAAGGGACTTATGTCGGAACTGATGTTTTAACAAGTACATTTACTGGTATTTTCTAATATAATGGAAAATTCTAATTATCTTAGCTTACAACAACTTTTTAACGATCGTGCCACATTTTATGCTGGAATGATCATTTATGGTGATGTTGAACTAGAGAAAGCGATAGATCAATTAGTTGATACTGCAGAAAATTGGGAATTTGAAAATCCAGTTTTAAAACTTGGATATGTTGGAATAGAATCTGATAATCAATTATTTAAATTTGGTGATGGAGAAACACCTTGGAATGACCTTCCTTATGCATTAAGTCCTTCAGCACAAGGGACTGCAGGTTTTCAGGGTTGGCAGGGTGTTCAAGGTTTGCAGGGTCTTCAGGGACAAGGCGACCAAGGTATTCAAGGAACCCAAGGACCTTTAAGTAATTTTCAAGGAACCCAAGGACCTTTAAGTAATTTTCAAGGAACGCAAGGTCTTCAAGGTCTTCAAGGTAATCAAGGAATTCAAGGCACTCAAGGTTCTTTAAGTAATTTCCAAGGAACACAAGGAACACAAGGATTACAAGGAAATCAAGGGACACAAGGTACTCAAGGATTGCAAGGAGATCAAGGTACTCAAGGTCTTCAAGGTATTCAGGGAGATCAAGGAGTTCAGGGAACTCAAGGTGGTCAAGGAACTCAAGGTACTCAAGGTCTTCAAGGTATTCAGGGAGATCAGGGAGTTCAGGGAACTCAAGGTGATCAAGGAATCCAAGGTCTTCAAGGTATCCAAGGCACTCAAGGAATTCAGGGAACTCAAGGTGATCAAGGAATCCAAGGTCTCCAAGGTATTCAAGGTGACCAAGGTACCCAAGGTATTCAAGGTACTCAAGGCGATCAGGGTATTCAAGGTCTCCAAGGTATTCAAGGTGACCAAGGTACCCAAGGTATTCAAGGTACTCAAGGCGATCAGGGTATTCAAGGTCTTCAGGGTATTCAAGGTGATCAAGGTACTCAAGGTATCCAAGGTACCCAAGGCGATCAGGGTATCCAAGGTACTCAAGGTATTCAAGGTGATCAAGGAACTCAAGGTATCCAAGGTACTCAAGGTGACCAGGGTATTCAAGGTACTCAAGGTCTTCAAGGTGATCAAGGAACTCAAGGTATCCAAGGTACTCAAGGTGACCAGGGCATTCAAGGCACTCAAGGTCTTCAGGGAGATCAAGGAACCCAAGGAGATCAGGGAGTTCAGGGAACTCAAGGGGACCAGGGTATTCAAGGTACTCAAGGTCTTCAGGGAGATCAAGGTACCCAAGGTGATCAAGGAACTCAAGGTGCTCAAGGATTACAGGGAGATCAAGGTACTCAAGGTCTTCAGGGAGAACAGGGAACTCAAGGTATTCAGGGTACTCAAGGGGATCAGGGTATTCAAGGCACTCAAGGTCTTCAGGGAGAACAGGGAACTCAAGGTATTCAAGGTACTCAAGGGGATCAGGGTATTCAAGGTACTCAAGGTCTTCAGGGAGATCAAGGTACTCAAGGTATCCAAGGTACTCAAGGTGACCAGGGCATTCAAGGCACTCAAGGTCTTCAGGGAGATCAAGGTACCC